AGGATAATTTAAATCCTTTTTGTTTTAGTGAATTCATTTTGAATTCCTTTCTTTAAGAGATTTACTTATTGTTCAATCTTTATACTAGTAAGTATAGCAGGGGGGTCTGACATTTTGGGGTGTTTTTCGGGCGTGTCGGAAAACTATTTTTGTGATAAACATCACATAAGTTATCCACAAGTTATCCACAGGGGACGTGCTTTTTTTGCAGGGGAATTAAATTTATTCTTTTACGAATAAATAAAATCCACTGATTAAACAGATCATAGAGAACCAGAATAGTGCGTTACCACTTTCAAAAAAGGTTTGATAAAAACTCATTAGGAATAAATCCTTTCTCCATAGTATTGGTCAAATTCACTTATAGTCATTAGACCTTTATACTCATTACAGAAAACGCAAAACTTAGTTTCGCTAGAATAGACTTTTTCACAAAAGCAACAAATTAGTTTAGTCATTATTTTGACACTTTCCAATCTGTCCACATAGGCAGACGCTCAGGGTCAGTATCATTATACCAACGCTCAATGTTTTGTTCACAATCTTGACAGAAAGTGAATTGCTCATCTCCTACATTGGAAATAGCAGATTTCATAGGGTTGTGCTCTACGCACTTTTTATTTTCTAGTGTTATCATTTTTGACAACCTTTCTTTTTTTTGTTAGTTAAATTTATTTTATTAAGTTTTTTATTAGCAGTAGCAATACTCGTTATCGCAAGCGCAAGAGCGTTGCTCTGGAAGTGGTAAGCACATTACGCAGGTTTCCCACGCAGTAACTCTTTCACACTTAGAGCATTTTACATACCCTAGGTATTCGTTCATTATAGGGCTGTTACCCTGCTCAAAAATTCTGTTAGTCATTTCTGACTCCTTTCTAGTTTAAGGACTTTCCTTAACTTTCTTTATACTAGAAGTGTAACACAGGGGTCTGACATTTAGTAGGGTATAAAAGGGGTAATTCGGACATTGTGATGTAGGTCATATGTGATGTACGCCACACGGGACGTGCTATATAGGGGGTACCTATATGGGGGGTGCTGTATAGGGGGGGTATATATAGAGGGTATGCACATAGGGACTATATACAGTAGATCACACACGTCCAATGTCCGATTTGTACTATATATCCTGTGATGTATATCATATGCGACACGCCGATGTAGGACTTGACTTTTAAGACTAACTATGTTATTATACTAGTATAAGAAAAATTAAATAGAGATAAATAAGGTCAATGAGCCTACCAAATAAACCTAGAGTCTAGGGTGAGCGTAGCAAATAAGTGACCTAAATCACACAGAAACACCCCCTCTAGGGCTTGACTTTTAGGGGAATGTCTGCTAGTATTACTACATACAAAAAAAATTAAATAACAAATCCTAGTGAGCCCTTAGAAATAAGGCAAATAACCTAGGTCAAGGAAAAAGGGTATCAAATAGATACCATAGAAACAAAAAGAAAGGTGGTCATCAAATGACTACATTAACACTAGAACAAAAAATAAATAAGGCTGCTCAATTAGTAGCCGAAGGCAAGGTAGTATCCTTTAGAGGTGCTAGTCCTGCTACCTACATAGAGGTTATGCGTATTGCTAATAGAATTAAGCAAGATGCAGAATTCCCACAATGCCCTTGTGAGGAGTGTATCTAATGAGCCTACCTATGATTATCCTAGCCTTGTCAGTGCTATGCACTATACTTATCCTTATCCCTACTATGTTAGATAAGAGTGAATACTAATGCACCTATACCTATGCTCACAATGTAGCACCCTAGCAATAGTTACCCAAAAAGGTAAACAAATAACAATTAACCCCTGCTTATGCACTAAAGAAAAGAGATAAATAAATGAACACAAATACATGCCAAGTTATTAACTGCGACTCAACAGAGTTAGTTTATAGTGGAACAGATGCCTTTATGTTAGGTATCAACACAGAAACCTATTGCTATAAGTGTGCTAACGCTTATGCACAAATAGATAGAGTTATGTCTAAGGTACGCCAAGATTACCTAGACTCACTCACCCCTGTATCAACACTCACTACATCTGACTAAGGAGATTTATGTTTGATTTTATTTCTGCACCATTCGAGTGGTTTGCTAATGTAGTACAGTACTCACTTATTTTTATGGCTATTATGATGCTAGTGCTAACAATCGGTGCGGTGGTTGCAATTCCTTTAGGTCTAAAACTTTTAGGTGTTGCTTTCGCTAAGACTATTGTATTAGAAACTAGCAAGGTAGTTAGAGATTTAGGTATTACTAGCATTGACATCAAGCAAGCAAAAGACACTAAAAAGATGAAGGCGTATTTAGATCGCAAGGTGGTACCCATACTAAGTAAGTCGGGGTAGTACCCCTAGCGCTTTGCGGGTGGTGGTGTGATAAAATAAATACACATCATCACCTGTAAATGTGCTCACTATATTTTTGCTATTCTATTCTTCATTTCTTGTATCATACATCTGATAAAAATATTCAGATTTTGGTAAAACTCAATTTTTAAATTTTTTCAGATTTGGTGTATAATAGACGGTATGGGAATATTAGATAATCTAGAAAATGCCTGGGATCAAGATTTCCAATTTGAATCAAAACAGGTATATGAAAAAGACTCTATGGGTAGAGAAAAATTTTGGGAGGATTTGGGTAGACCAGATTCATCTGATGTAGAAAACGAAGGATTAGCATTAAAGATGTTTAAAGAAGAATGCTGCTCTGAGTGTGACTGCGGTAATTAATTAAGCAAACCGTATATCTCTAAATAAAACTCAACTTCATAAGCAGTATCCGCATCATCACACATATCTGCAATCTCTTGAGATGTTTTACCCAATACAGCATATTGCTCAGTTAGCCAAACCTTATCTTTATATGATGCTGACATATTAAAAACCTAGTTTGTCTGCAATCATTCCAGCAATAGTAACAAGACCTGGTCTATTCTGAATGAGTGCTTCTTTCTTTTGAACTTCTGTCATATCTTTTGGTAATGACTCACGAATTCCATCTTCAACAGTATCTACTACTGCCTCAACAACTTTTTCTCTTGATAATTCCATTTTTCACCATTTCTGTATAGGACTTGTCTTTCCAGACATATGTCTATAATACCATAACTTGCTCCTATCTGTCAATGTTTGTCATACTAGAGCATATAGTGGTTTGTAGTACCTCTATTTCGCCGACGATTTAAGTCCCGTTTCAAAAAATAAAAAACGCTATGTATAATAATACAGTTATGACAATTCAAGACTGGGCCTCATTAATAGTAGCCATACTTACAATTGTGTCTACAATTGCTTTTGGAATTAAATGGCTTGTAAAGCATTATCTCGTCGAACTTAAACCCAATTCTGGATCAAGCCTCAAGGACCAAGTTTCAAGATTAGAAAGTGCTTTAGACGAACAAAGAATTGACTCTATAAAATCTAGAGATCGCCAGGAAAAGAAACTCGACGATATGTACGAAATTTTAATTAAGCACATTGCTGCTAACGATAAATAATTTGCTATATACTATATATAAAGATATCTTCTATATAAAAACCTTTAAAGATAGTTCTTTTTTCTTATATATATAAAGTATACACCATCCCACTTCTGACAATTGATTACTTAATAGACAAAATGGACATTCTTAATTATAACGATTTGGTAAACTTTTTATAACCTGAAGTTTTATCTTAAATATACGCTCATATGATATAATTTTACTATAGATACTTAGGATAGTCTCTTCATACCCACCTATCCTGAGTATCTTTTTGAATTTTATGGTATAATCGAGATTATGACTATTTGTGGACCTGATGTTTTTGGTGCTGATCCCGTAAAAATTAAGTGGAATGTTGTTAGAGGTGACTCCGCTTCCATTAGAGTTGAATTCTTAGATAATGATGAATCCACATATTTTGATACATCTGACTGGACATATATTTCAAGTGCTTATGACTCTAAGGGTGACATTATTGATGAATTAGAAGTTGTCTCACATAATGGATATTTAGATATTAAGGCTTCTCCAGAAATAACAAAATTTTGGGGAACTGGCTATGGATCTTCTATTGCTGAGTTAACATTTGATTTAGAAGTTACAATTGATTCTGTTGTGTGGACACCTGTGATTGGTACCATACGAGTCATTGGTGACGTCTCTGGAGCACTTTAATGGCTGTCGTTAAAGTAACTACACCAAGACCTGAGTTACCACCTGTTATCCGTGTTGATGGCAAATCATTTAAAACAAATAAGTAATTTTTAAATAAACGTGAGATAATTTTATTATGGCTGTTTCTAAATCTATGGACTTTCCAAGTGAAAAAAAATCAAGTTATGCTGCACAAGTAGAACAAAGTCAAACAGTCCCCTATCAAGAAAATACTTTGTCTTTCCTTCCAGTTCCTGGACCACAAGGTCCCCAAGGACCAGCAGGCAGAGATGGGGAAAAGGGATTACCAGGTCCAGAAGGACCAAAGGGTGAAAAAGGAGAAAAAGGTCCATCAGGTAAAAATGGAAATGATGGAAAAAGTTCTTTGTCTTCGTCTGGACAACAAGCAGGATGGGCATCATATTTTAATAACAAAGAATCAGAAATTAGCCTTGGAATAACAAAGGGTGACGAAGGATGGGTAACAACCTTTATAATAACTGATGGAAAATCAAACGAAAAATACTTACCAACAGATTCAGTTAGTTTTTGGAATGATCATTCACGCATGTTAAATTTTCGTGGAATAAAAGAAGGATCTCAAGCCTTTATAACCTACAATTTTGAACTTACAACCTATAACACAAACACAGAGGTATGGATTAGAACATTTTTCCCAAACGCCAATCGAGAAATATCTCAGTTCGTAGCATCTTTAAAGTATCAGCACACCTACCCAATATCTGTAACCCAACAAGTCTTTATTGAAAATGAGAAAATATGGGGCAATGGTGCTTATCCACAAATTAGAACAGATTATGACTCTTCAGTTATAATGAAATCTATATACGTCAGCGTGGTATAATAAAGTTATGGCATTTCCAGGCACACTCAACATTAACTACTATAAGGGCGATACCTATGAGTTTCGTGTTTATCCAAAAGATTCTTCTGGCGCTTCATTTGACCTAAGTCAATATGGTAATGCTAAGTTTGCAATCTCTACATCCCGTGGATCTTCTGGAGTTTCTGGAAAGATTGAATGTCTTGCAGTAATAACAAGCGGAGTTTCTGGAAACTATGTAACATGTACAATTAGACCTGGAGATTCAGTAACGCTAAATGCTGCAACACAGTATGTCTATGACGTTGAAATAACAAGAACTGCATCTCCCCATAACTATGTTTATACATTGCTAACTGGAACGGTATCAGTAACAGACCAAGTTTCTGGAGCAACGGTTTAATGGCAGATGTACTTTTATCAACAGAAGATTTAACAGTTCTCGGAGGTCCGTCATCCTTAAATCTTGAGATTGACTTTGGACCAAAGGGTGATCGTGGAAGCCAAATTTTTGTAAACCTTGGTCAGCCAACAACTCTGTTAGCCCCTGATGCACAGGTTTATGACCTATATATCAATATACTTTCTTCTGATGAAGAGTATCAGTACGTATATCAAAGACAAAATGTAATAGGAACAGAAACTTGGGTAAGGTTGTTTAAACTAACATCTAATACTTACAGCAAAAATTATACGACAACAACTTTTACCAGTGGCACTTGGACAAAAAATATACCAGTTGCAGAAATAGTACCTTCTGATTTTGTAGGAACAATAACAGCGGAAAACTTTAATGTTCAGTATAGTATTTTGAATCAACTACCATTAGCCTCATCAATTTCAATTGGGGCAGTATCTTCAGACAATGGAACGCTCTCTTTACCTATAACGATCAAGGCAGCAGAGTTTGATGGCTCTACCTGGTCAAATCTGACTACAGTTAAAACAGTACACTTATTCATTACTGTGGTATAATCTAAGGTATGGCTTCTGAAAATATCGGATCAGTTTATCCAACAAAAATACCAGGGTATGAAGATGCTGCGGATATCCAAGCAGCGCTAAAGTTATACCATTATGGAACATCTTCTGAAATTACAACAGAATCTCAGATTATCCCCAACTCAGTTGTAGGCCACATTAAAGCATTAGACACACGAATTGACACAATTGAGGCAGACGGTCTTGGCTCTGCTGTTTTAGCGTCTATGCCAACAGGAATAGACAATGGATATATTTGGGTAGACTCATCAACATCATTAACAACAGATGTTCAATACGCTACAGCATCATATCAAACATCACAGCCTACAAATCCAACAACAGGTGCGCTTTGGGTTGATTCAGACTCATCTCCATTAAAAATGTATGTATGGTCAGGTTCTGAGTGGAAAGAGATTGGTGCATAATGGCTAAAGCAAAAACAACAGAAGAGCAACTTCGTGAAAGCGGTATTGCAAAATTAGTTTTAACGACTGGTATTACAGAAGCAGAATTAAGAGCATTGGGGTTAACATCAGATGGCAACAATTAATTCAGATGGAAAAGTAGCATATATATATAATCAAGCAAATGATACTTGGTACGCACTGGGTGCTGCTGTAAATACTAATGCTGAATATACCTGGACTGCAGATCAAGATTTTAATGCTGTTGTAACTTTTGATACCGTTGTAAATGCAAAAGCAGGAATAAATAATTATCAAAATCCAACAGCAAGAGATTCTGCAATTACAGCACCAACAAATGGTATTGTGTGTTTTGTTAGACAAGAAAATTCTGGAACAGTTATTAATCAACTTCAGTATTACCATAATGGAGAATGGCGTTTTATTAATGACTCAGTTGACTTTCTTGCAAAAACAGCAGACTATACCATTCAAAAAACAGATTCTGGAAAAACTATATCTGTCACATCTCTAACCGATGTAGTAATTACAGTACCAGCACACAGTACAACACCTTTTGTTGTAGGTCAAAAAATTGAAATACTTAGAAATGGTTCTGGTAATGTTACTATTGCAGGAGCAGTTGGAGTTATTCTTAATAGTAAAAATTCAAATAAAAAGATTGCAGCCCAATACTCAGGTGCAGTAATTTCAAAGATAGATACCAATACCTGGATTCTTATTGGCGATTTGACGGCGTAGGTTCCAAATGTTAAATTTTGGTCTATGGTCTTCTTCAAAAGGTATGGGGATAATCCCAAACTTAGAAGGCCTAACTCTCAATGAGGCCAGAACAACAATTACATCTGCTGGTTTTACATTAGGAAATGAAACATCTATAGGAAATAGTAATGGTGCTAATTCTTCAAACAATGGTAAGGCCAAAGCAAGAGTTGATACAGGATCACTTCTTCAGTATGAATCAACTATAGATTTTGAATATTATTCATATGTTGTTGTGCCAACACCACCAGCCCCTACACCACCTGTACCTACGCCTGTTGCTCCAACACCAGTTGCACCTACTCCAGTTGCACCTACTCCAGTAGCACCAACACCAGTCGCTCCAGTTGCGCCCACACCAACTGCGCCTCAACTTGCAACTCCATCACTCTCTATAACTAGTTCTGGATACAACTCATATCCAAACCAGGTTTATGCAAATATTGGGATAGGAAATTATGATTATCAAAATACCTATACAACATCAAGTGCAGGATGGACTCAAAATCCAGAATTTCCTGAAGAGTGGTATATTCAAAACATATCGCCAAACTCATCTCAGACAGTTTATATAACAGCATCTAGACCTGGATACACAAGCGCTACTGGATCACTAACATTTACATCACATTACGTCGCACCTGTTGCTCCAGTAGCACCAGTGGCTTCTAATGCATATTATGCAATTGGTTGTTGTGTCACTGGCTCAACTGCATCTCTAGTTTATGGAAGCAGCAATGTGTCTGCTGCAAATGCATATGACAACGTAGACGCTGCATGTTCTGGCGGAACAATTACAGTACAAGATGTTTCATATAACAATACAGGAACTTATCCTACTATTATATGTAATCAACCCACACCAACTCCCGTTGCTCCTGTTGCTCCAACACCAGTAGCACCAACACCAACTGCTCCAACCACAGGATACTATGCTTATGGATGCTGTAATGGTGATCCATTAGTTATTGATGGACCTAATAATCCAACTGCTAGAGCAGAATATCAATCTGTGGGAGGATGTACTGCTGCTGGAGTGCTAACAACTTATGCTGCCGCTCTTACTGCAGCAACCGCAGCATGTAATTCTCAGAGTCCAGTTGCACCAGTTGCTCCAACACCTACAGCACCTACACCTACAGCACCTACACCAACTGCTCCAACACCTACAGCAACATGCCCTCCAAATGATGGACGGAGTTATACCAACACAAGAACAACAACTAATACATGTGCTGATTTAGGTCTGACATATGTATGTACTAGTGGACAGTTCCAGTATTGCTTAGCAGCAACACCAACTCCTACAGCACCCGCACCTGTAGCACCTACACCTGTAGCGCCTACACCGCTACCTTGCTCTACCTCAAATGGAAACTGTGGCTCTTCACCATGTTCTGACTGTGATCCAGGACGAAGTGGCCCACAACCAGATAGTGGTTGTCCTTCAGGTTACAGAAATGTTTGTTGGACTGGTGGTAGTTGTCCAAACACAGGTGATTGCGTACCTGTTACACCAACAGCGCCTGCACCAACAGCGCCTGCACCAACAGCGCCTGCACCAACAGCGCCTGCACCAACAGCGCCTGCACCAACAGCGCCTGCACCAACTGAATGTGTTGCAAACTGTGTATTTGATGGCTATACATGTAGCGGGTGGAATGCAATATATACCTATATTAACTATGGATGTGGTGGAGCAAGCGCTTGCCCTCCTTACACCGACCCATATGGTTGTGCATAGCAACACTATATGATATACTATTTAAAAAGGAGAACAATAAATGAAATTTAAATTAAAAATAGGATCAGATATTGTTGATTTTATTAATATTGAAACAGATATTAAAACATCTCTACCAATTTTTGAAGCAGAGACAGAATTTTTTAATGTGTTGTTTTCAAATCCATCCATTATAGAGATAACTAATTTATCATATAATCCACAGCCAGATTCTGTCTGGAATGGTACAGACTTTATAGATCCAAAAAACATAGAAGTAAGACCTCTTGCAAAATCTTCCGATGGATTTAGAAAATTTGCATTTGTGGTTGATAATAAATATAAACTTTTTTACGGTATTTTAGATGATCCAAAAAATGAAATGATAATTGCAATGCTTTCTAGTAATCCAGAAGTTATAGTTGAGTAGCATTTATAATGGAAGAAAACCTTTCACCTTGGGAAAAATATAAACAAAATCTTGGAGACACTAGGCCATGGGATTTAGTAAACCCACATTCTGAGTGGGCAGATGAAGAAAAAGCAAAAGAAAGATATAGTATTTGCAAAGCCTGCCCAGAGTTAATTAAATTAACTAAACAGTGTAAAAAGTGTGGATGTTTAATGCATTTAAAAACAAAGTTAGAGTTAGCAACCTGCCCTTTAGGAAAATGGTAATATGAAGGCTCCATATTTATTAAAAACAGTCCTTCCACCAGCAGAACATCTAGAGTTGCAAAATTTAGCAATGAATTTGTGGTCAACAGATAAAAGTACTTTTGATGAATCTTTTGGAAGACATCAATGGGCAATTTGGGACGGAACACATAGAGAAAATGTAGAGCCTCTTAAAAAGTTTCACGAAATGCTATTGCCATTAGCAAAAGAAGAGTTTGAATCAGAAACCCTGCTTCCCTCCTGGTGCCTTTTAAGCATCTATGAAGGAGAAAAAGCAAATCTTTGGAAGCACAAAGATGATAATGCTTGTACATATCACATGAACTATACTATTTTTCACAAAACCCCATGGGACTTTTATGTTGAAGGTGAAAAGTTTCAGCCAGAAGAAAATGATATGATCATCTCATATGGAAACGATCAAGAGCACTGGAGAGAAGAGTTTCCAAATCCCAAAAACAATCTTGTTGCAAATGCTTTCTTTTTTTATGTAGAGCCAGACCATTGGTATTTTAAAGAAGGACCACAATATTTATATACTAATATCAGAAAGCAAAATGAAAAAAATATTAGTTAGTATTGCAAACTATTGCGATACAGAGTTTTATTCTACAGTATTTTCATTATGGGATCAAGCAAAAAACAAAGAAGATCTATATTTTTCTATAGTTTCAGAAGACAACGTAAAATATGATCTATCCTTTATACCAAAAGAACAATTATTTTACAGACATTTTGATTTATCAGAATATAGAGGCGGTGTGTGTTGGGCTAGAAATTTAGCAACACAGGTCAATATAGACTATGACTATTTTATACAGTTTGATTCACATACTCAAGCATCATTAGGCTGGGATCAAATGGCTATTGAAAGATATGAAAAATTAAATACTAAAGATGAAAAGTTTATTATTGCATATGCCCCAGCAGATTATGAAATAATGTCAGATGGATCAGTTAATTTTGATGCAACCAGCAAAGTATCAATGTATGCATCTTATTTTATTGAACTAGTTCCAGGGTTTAAGTTTCCAGGATATACTGTTTTAGGAATAGACCAAGTTGTTAGTTCGTACTGGGCTACATGCTGTTATCTTTTTGCACCTAAAAAATGGGTTGATGAAGTTGGTATTAGTGGTGAAGAATCTTTTAATACAGAAGAGTTTGCGTTATCATTAAGAACTTATGCAAAAGGATGGAAGGTCTACTCTGTTGGAACAAGGGATGTATTTCATAATCAGTCACACAGGCAGGCTAATGGGTCAATCACTAGAGAAACTCTTAGGCCATGGGCCGATGGCAGAAAAGAACACTATTGGAAGCACGTAGAAGAGTCAACCAATAGGCTATCCAGATTAATGTCTGGACAACTAGATGTCTCAAAAGAAAAAAGTTATAACTTTCTTAAAGAGTCTGGAATAGATACAAAATATTCAGAGTTTATTCCAGGGTATGTTTCACATACAATTGTAGAACCCAGATCTCTTGGTATGCCACCAAGACGAGATAAATAAAAATAGCCACCCATGGCTAGAGTGGCTATCTTTATGTGTTATTTTTTATTCTGGAAACTTACTCATCCACATTTTGGTTTTAGGCGTAATGCCTTTCCAAGCAGACCAATCTTTTCCACCGTCTGACATATGAAATGCTATTTGTGCATTTACGACGGGATTAAGAAGGTCTGAATTAGCATCAAGATTAAACTTATCTCGACGATCTGGACCCAATTGCCCAATCATATTAATCTGAAACATACCATAAGAACTGTCTCCAGTATTGGTATTTCCATTAAATCTGATAGGTTGCCCATTAGACTCTTTTTTGGCTGTTGCCCAAGCCTCCTTTAAATTGTTGCCCCTAAAGCCAACAAGGTATAAAAGTTCCTTGAGTTCACCATCGGTTAGAGAACCCTTGTTTTCAAACTTTTTTAATTTTTGCTCTGTAGAAATCAAAAAAACCTCTTTCGAGGCTTGGTCTTCAATAACTACTGTTTTAGTACTTAAGTTGTTGCGTTCACTAGCATTAGCACCATTAAGACCTTGCGCTGCCAACACTATAATCGTGAGTATTCCGATGAGTTTTTGTTTATCTTGTAATATATTCATCTGTTCCTCCTTAGAAACGAAAAACCCTTTTCAGGGTTGTTACTACCAAGTATAACATGATTTTCTAAAATTTGTCAAGTTTTAACGCAATGTTAAGAAACGTTATATTTTAAAAGTGGTATAATGAATTATTATGGCAACAGGAAACTCAGGAAGCCCGTTCAATTTACCCTTCCCAGAAGCAGAAGACCCAGTAAATGTCCACGGAGACATTAAAGGACTTGTAACAAAATTAAATGAAATTCTTCCGCCATTAGGCATATCTGCATTTCAAATTAGTGTTATTAATAAAAGTGGTCAAGCCCTTACTGCAGGAACTCCAGTATATCTAACTGGATATTCAACTAAGCCAGAAATATCATTTGCAACTCAATTAACGGTAGGGCCTATTCTAGGACTACTAAAACAACCACTTGCTAATAACGCTGAAGGAATTGTAGTTGTTGCAGGTGTTATGGAAAACATTAACTTAAGTACAGGAGATTTTACAAATGGTAGCCCAGTCTACATTGGAACATCTGGCGGTTTGACAGGAACAAGACCATTAACTGGAAATGCAACCGCAGTTGGTGTAGTTGCTGCTACAGGAGTGTCAGGAATTTTAATTGTTCAGGCAAAAGGTAACGGCACCTGGAAAGCACTTAAAGACGGCTTGTCGTGATATAATAAACCTATGGCAACTTTACGTGGATCCGCTTCATCATATGACATAGGTAATAAACCACCACTTGTAAACTGGACTATTGTAAAAGGCGATACCGCCTCTTTCCGTGTTTATGTAACAGACGATGCAAAGCAACCACTAGTAATTGCTGACTGGGATATTAATATGAAAATTAAAAGACCAACCCCTGCAGGAACATTTACGGACTCAGCAACAACCATAATTTCTTTAACACCATTAGCAGATGCTGATGACTTGATTGGAGAATTTACAGTCTCTCTTTTGTCTTCAGAATCAGTAATGCTTCAAACAGGAGATATCTTCGATATACAACTTTCAAATGATGCGTATGTTTGGACTGTCGCTCAAGGGAAAATGGTAGTTATTGAAGATGTAACTGATTAATGGCATCATCAAAAATATCAAGTAAAAAAACTAATAAACTCAAAGCAATCAACGCAGTATCTTATGCAATTATAAATGTAGCAAGCGATACAAGATCAGTAAAAATCAATGAGGTTTTACCCTTTAGGGTAAAGTTTACAAATATAGGAATCAATGCCTATAGCGCTTCAAATCCCGCTCCAATTGGTATTGCAGTGGTCGGTTTGAATAACTATATACTTTGATATTTTAAAAATGGAGGTTATAATATAACCATGGCAAAGTCAACAATCGCAGCAATAAAAACAAAATTCCAAACTGGTGATCGTCCTACCCAAGGAGATTATGAAGATTTAATTGATACCCTTGCAAGTTCAGGTAACGATCTAGGTTCATCAGGAAATAACGATAATACAATCTATGGATTGGAAAATCCAACTGTTATCGATAACTTTGACGCTACAGTTTGGCGTATGGTCAAGTATATTGTTTCAATATCAAAGACCTCTGCAGGGGACAACAAGTTCTATGCAACTGAATTAACAATTCTTGTTGACGGTACAGATGTATCAGTCAGCGAGTACGGAACAATCGACACGAATGGGAATATTGGCACCATTAATGTCTCTCGCACTGGAAATACCGTGGCCCTAACAGTCACTCCAGATCCTGCGATCAAGCCAGTCACAGTTCGTTACGCACGAATTGGACTTAAGGCATAACTAAGGAGATAAAAAATGGCAACAGTAGTAAAAGATTTTAAAGTAAAGGCAGGACTCGTAGTTGAAGGTACAACAGGTACAATCAACAACCAGGACATCCTAACAAAGAAGCAAGCAGATCAAGACTACATCGTTGGTCTTATTGGTGGCACAGCAACATCTGCTAACGAAGCAAACAAGGTCGTAAAGCGTGATGCTAATGGAAACTTTGCTGCAGGAACAATCACAGCAAATGTAACTGGTACAGTATCAAGTCTTTCAAACCACGATACTGCAGACCTTGCAGAAAATGCAACTAACAAGTACTTTACAAATCAAAGAGCACTTGATGCAACTTCAGCAGCATACGATGCAGCAGGTTCTGCAGAATACGAAGCAGGACTAGTAGCCTCAGATCTTGCAGACCACATGTCAGATACATCAGCACACGGTGTAACTGGTGCGGTAGTTGGAACAACAGACACACAAACATTAACAAACAAAACTATTGGAGATACACTTAACTTCACTGGCGCAGGAGCAATGACAATCAATTCTGATTCTCATATCGTTCTTACTCCAGCAGCAGGTTCTTCAGTCAAG